CTGATGTGCCTTGAAATGCGCGTGTTGCGATTTGCATACGATCCATGCCGCGCGTTTTTGTGCCAGCACTCTCTAAAATATCTCGGCAGACATCAACCATAGTCATTCCGGCATATTGGCGTGCACCATCAGATAATTTGCTGCCTGGATTAGCGCGATGCAAAATGGCTTCAGACATTAATTCGCTGCGTGTTTCTGTTTCGTCGCGAGTAGTTACAATATCAGCACGGCTTGATATTCCCGGTTTGTCTGTACGTTTCGCAAGAGCATCAAGAGTTTCCTTGCGCGCATCATCAACGGAGATTCCTCGCTCGATCATACCTTCAGTGATCGACTCATCCAGCGATACTGACCGGCACAGTTGCTTGATTTCCGTGACGCGCTTACGTTCAGATGCCAGAGCCTCTGATCTGATCGCTTCAATATCAACTTTTTGTGTTTCGATTGTTCGCTGCGCTTTAATAACTGGCTCTTGCTTTTCTACTGCTAGCTTTTCTTTTTCCACGGCTTTTGCCTCCTGATTAATTGATCGTCCGATTCCTACGGTTGCATCAGCCGGGACATCGCATAGAGTAACTTCTATCGGAGTCCAGCTTGTTACTCGGTATTCGTTTGGAGAATTCTGATTTTCTTTGGTGAGCGTGCGCTCATTGATTTTATAACCTACGCTTACGTTAGCGATTATGCCGTCTTCAATGTCTTGTAGTAGTGGCTCCATGCCTTCGCGCCGAGACATCTTTACTTCAACGTAACCCCGGCCTTTATCAATCCATGCGCGTGTAGTAATACCAACAGATCTTAAAGGCGCATCTTCAGTGACATCGAAACCATGATTTAGCAGCACAGGCGCGCCGGTGTTTAGGCGGGTTAGATCAAGTTCGCTCGATTTGTGTCCAAGAACTTCAATCCAAGGCTCATCAAACCAGTTTGATCGCAGATATGGCTCTTCAGAAGAGAATGGGAATTCGAGAATTAGGTTCTGTGACTGACTGGCTGACGCAGGATCTTCGCTAGGGTCAACAGCGCGCTTTTGTACAGAGAGTTGAAAGTTTCGTGTTACGAGTGCTTCGGACATAAACGGAACCTATAATAAGTTCCGCCTATTAGAATTGAATTGCTATTTCACGTACATATAAAAATGTAATTAATTTTCAGGCGGTGTTTCTGCTATGGGAATATCTTTATCAGATGGATACGGGATGCCAGCTTCAGCGAACATTTTACGATCAGCAATAATCTCATTCATTAGATCTTGCGGGTTATATCCACGTTGCCGCGCACCCTCTGACCATGACTTAAGGTTATTACCTATTTCAAGCTCTTCGCCCTTGATGTCTTTCAGCGGATCCACCCAGTCCCATTTCGGAGTTGTCCACTCAATCTCTTGATCTGGTTTAATCCCGGCATTAGATAGCGCGGCTGTTTTTAGCCAAATATCAAAAATACGCTCGCAAACCATCGGGATAAATGTCAGCCATTGGAATTGCTCCACCTCACGCCGAAAGTCTAAAGTCCCGGCGCGGATTGACGAATAATTAACTTGTGATAGATCGCCGGTCATTTGCTCATACGTGATACCTATCCCCGCCGCGATTGCGTGCAGCCTGGTGTTCACATATTCACCGTAGCCGGTCGAAGCTGGTGGATTATTGAACGTAATTCTTTCACCACCACTCAAATACTCAATCATCCCCGGCGCAAGCTCTTCGAGTATCCTCTGCGTGTCCGCCTCAATCGTCTCGCCGCCCAATGTTCTTGAGTCATCATCCGATTCAACAATTGCTGTAATACAAGCTTCGGCAGCTTTACGTACAAGTGTCGCCTCTTCGTATTCGTCAAGATCATTGGACGTTATCATAACCGGCGCAAATATCGGCACGCCGCGCGCTTGACCTGGCCTGAGTTTGTCGTAAACGTGAATAATATCTTCAGCAATTACGCGTGATGATTGCATCGACTGAAATTTAATACTATTCTCGCCTGGATGTTCTTTGTACAGCCAATAAGCCGCACGTCGCCCGATAGGATCATACTCGATTCCATTCTGGATATGCCCACCAGTTTTAAGTAATTCATTTTTGTTTGTATCAAGATAATCCGGCTCTAATACCTGAATTTGCAACGGCACAGACATTCCATCTTCAGGCCGTCTATACCTAAACCTGATCAAGCATTCCCCGGACTCATGGATTGTTCGCACCATCAGCCGTTGCAATCCATAAAAATTACATTGGCCGTCAGCATCACATTCCTTCACCCATTGCTTCCAAAGCTTTTGGGGTTTTTTGTCTTTGATACTTGGGATTATTCCAGTGCCAACAGCATTAGCAACAAATACCCGTAACCCTTTATTTGCATAAGGATTATTTCGGACAAGATCGCGTGACCTGTCTCTTAATTTAGATAGTCCAGGTGTTATCTCCGCATTCGCAGAAGTGCTTGGCGTTACCCACCCGCTTGTGCGTCTACCTGAATTCGCGCCGTCGTAACCGCGTTTAGTAAGCTTTCGTTTGAGCGTATCTTTTTTCTGCTGCTCGAAATACACATTTAAATTTTCAATGACGGCCATCAATCCATCCTGCGGGAAATGTAAGAAAATTTGCGTTTTGCTGTGACAGTCCCGGCAGATTGTAGCGCCGCGCTTATAGTATTTCGTGCTTTGATCAAATCATCCATTGAGCGATAAACAACTTCACGACCATCATACGCCACCTTTAATTCACCGCTCGCTATTGCTGTTTCGATTGCATCAAGCTGACTTAAAGTAAAACTCATGTCCTGGATTCCCGAATTTTACGCATCATTCTGTAAACAGTGATTTTCGATATTCCGTATTTTTTTGCTATTTTATCTTGTGGAACATTATTCTTAATATCGTCGACCATTCTCGCTTTATCAAGTTCTGAGCGCTTAGCAACATAAACAAGTCCCCCGCAAAATTCCTGCCGGACTGATCTGGAAATTCTGGTAGCGCAAACAGTATCAATACCATTTGCAATCATAACATCCGTAAACCTATCTATTACGTCCACGAATTCTCCCTCTCAAATTGCTCATCATTGATTTGCCGCGCGATAAAGTAGACCCAGAACTTTTAACAATATTATCATCGTTCTTATACACTACTTCCTGCTTCACTTCAATCATTTTTTGTACAGGATTTTGTAGCCGAATTTCTATTCTTTCCCAGTCCTTTTCCGTGTATCTATGTGCCCGTATGGTTGAGTGATGCAATGCAGCATAAGCATAAACCAAAGTATCAAGCGGCTCATTTCTAACGCCTGGTTTTTTAACGTAGCGTCTTGTCTTTTTATCGTAAGACTCTGATATTATACCAGCAAAATAACTGTCATCGAATTGATTGCTTACACGCAACATTCGATCTTCCGGCAGCTTTTCAGAGTCGCTAACCAGTCGACCAAAAATAATATGCTTAATTTCCACGGTGCCGACCGAATGTATCATTACGCCTTTTTTGTCGTAAATACCCTTAAAATTAACGTCCTGCAAACTACCCTTACTGAGCGGCTGCGCGTTAATTTTAGTCGATCCAAACCCTGCAATTGCACACCTGATACGCTTAGACCTGACATAGTTTTTTACCGCCTCCCCACGGTGGCCACCTATATCAATCAAAGTTCCTGAAATCGGCAGCTCATGCCCAGATTCATGCAGGATTTTAGTATTTAGTAGCTCCGTTAATTGATCCCACACCACGCCGTCCGCTGGGTCTCCCATCAATTCCACGTAATCCAATGGTATAGCTTTCAATCCCCGACCCCACCCGACAACATGCACAGCAAGCCGGTTATCCTGAGTATCAACTCCGGCAGTAATAAGCAATACATCATGCGGTGCAATACGTAACGTGATGTCCTCTGCACGTTCTTTTAATGCATCGAAGCTGACAGCTTGTACTGATCGCTTCCATGTGCGTGCAAGCCTGGTATTATAAAACACAATCATCATTGCGTCATTGCCAGCATCGAATTGTTTCTGTGCTTCTTCGTGTTCGCCCATTAAATCAGACCAAGATAGCCATCCGTGCGGCAAATACATTGCGGATGCTGTAAATGATTCGGTGTATCCGCTGCTTCCTGTTACTGGATCAGTCCACCTGCCATTAGTAAACATTCTCCCTTTATCCTGGTTCCTGTGCATTCCCCCGCACGATTCGCATGGGTACATTGCAAGGCCGTCATCAGTTCTTATAAGTTTTTCAAATATTAGTTCCTGCGCGTGGCCGCAATGGATGCACTCAGCTAATGCGCGCCGCTGTGTGCCAGAATCAAACAATTCCTCTATTCTTGATTCGCCGGATATTGTTGGCGATGATGGATAGTATGATTTTTTATTGTTTTGGAATGTGGTCTGGCGTGCATCAGTCAACTTTTTTGGATCGCCCTCTTTGTCCACGTCTTTTAAGCAGCGATCAATCTCATCAATGATAACGTAGCGCGCAGGAACTTCCGATAAATTCGCTGCGCTCCCGGCCGTAAATATAAACAGCGTGCCACCAATATATTCTTTTGTATCTTGATTGTTTTTAGAATCTCGAGAGTTTGGCTTTGCCACTCTTTCTGCCAGCACATCAACAGCTTTTATAGTCTTGTCGATCCTGCCTGATATCCGCTTTTGCAATCCACCGGTAGGCATTAGCCACAGAAAATTGCTCGGAGACTGATGAATTGTAGACCCTAACCAGTTTAATCCTATCTGTGTTTTGTACATCTGCGAGGCCACCATTGCGGCAACCTCCTTGCATGGGTGTGCATCCGACAAGCACCGCATTATTTCGCGCGCGTGAGGTGTTCTGCTTGTTCTGTAATTCCCGTATTCATTAGATCCACTTGACTTCGGGATAACCATGAAACGATCTGACCATTCATCGACCGACAAATCAAGATCGGGGAGCAGTGCAGCGGATAGCGTTTCGTAGAGTTTTGCGTAACCTATCATTTATCCTGCGGCAAATCCTGGATTTCTCTATCATATTGTATTGATATCGAAACTGTTTCAACTGAAGGTTGAGGAATAGTTTTATCTCCAATTTCATTAACAACAAAATCTTTTAGAATAGGCGAAACCTCAATATGTGTCACTGTAATTTCGTCGTTTAATAATCTTTTTCTTATCAGATCAATTAGTTCTTCAGAGCTCAGTTTATTTTTCATCATTCCACCACCGGTAATTTAGCAAAACTTTCTAATAAAATCCTGAATTCGCGATCCAAGATAGTCTCAATATCCTTACTCGATTCTATCCCTGCAAGCTCCGGCGATAGCCTACGCTTGCAAGTCATCAGCCCATCACTGAATTGTCTAGCGCGCTCGAATATGATTTTTTCCACTTGAGATTTTTCGACATAATCACCTTTCATCACGTTCAATTTAAATTCCGCCGTTTTGGCCTCAGCTATTTCTCGTATCGTTCTCGCTGCGTGGAAGTCAAGTTCAACATCCTGAACGTCTTTATTTACATCATTAAAAATAGGAGAATAATTTTCATCCCTTATTTTTGAAACAGGGTGTAATCTATGCCCAAGTTGTCGATTAAATTCATCAATCGACATTTTCCCCGTTTCATCAAAAACCAGGTCCCCGCGCTTGATCCATGTATTTATAGATTGTCTTGTGATTCCCAGTTCTTTGGCTAGCTTTGCCTTAGTTAGCGGAATATTTGTCAATCGACTTCACACCAGAGAAAAATTCAGAATAAAAATCATGCAGACCCTTGTCGTTATGTATTGCCGTCTGCTCCATCCTTGGATTAGTATTAACATTAGCGCTTGACTCGATTACCAAAGTCATTCCGCTAGTGCCCCCGCTCATTAACATGATTTTGCTATGATTCCTTGCTACGACCATTTCAAAATCGAACTCTTCGCGCATCTTTAAGAGTTTGGAATATTCGGCCGGATAAGTCCCGGGGTATATTTCCCCCAAATATAACCTCAATTTCTTAATGCGATCATGCCGCATCATGTCAATGAGATTGTCAATATCGCTGTCAGCAATCACCCATGTCGATATTAAAACCTCATCGAATTTGTAATTGATCATGTAGAAAGTCATAAAGCTCATAGAATCCACGTCACCGCTCGACATGACATGATAAGAGTCACCAACATCGACAGAATCAGGCAAAATAGACCGCAATACCTCTTCGCTTTTGGCTCTTCTTGTTAAATGTCTATTTTTTCTTTTTATTGCAGACGTTCCGCTTTTCGTTTCAACTTTGTTTTTATTCGAAATATTTCTTTTTATCGCATCAAAATTATCAAATAAGCTTGCATTCACGGTTTTTTTCCAATCTTAATTTTAAAGAGCTCCCACAATCCGGGGTGCATTCTGCTTTCACCACCCTCCCAGTGCTGCCACGTTCGCAAGGCAGAATAAATCAATTTAGCTGCTTTTTCTTGAGATAAATTCGCGCTTTCCCTGGCTTCTATTATTTCTTCAGGCTTGGGATTGCTCGCCGGGGTTTTCGCCCGGCTGCGGTTTGGGTGGTTAGTCATTAACCTATCTCGTAACCGTTGATCTCCCAATCCAATGACCCAAGATCGTCTGTCTCGTCTATATCGTCTGGATCCTGGTAATAATATGCGATCAATGTGCAATCATCGCCATTATCGTCCGTGCATTTGATGCTAGCAGCAAACTCCACAGCATCATCACCATCTGTTTGCACTCGGTTTGTAAAATCGCAGTTAAGTCTGTCTAAATTATTAACTGCACTAGTACCGCAGATGTTAATCGCTTGGTCACGTGTCAAATCGCCTTTTCTCATTTTATTTCTCCAGCCCCTATCCCGAGGCGCGGTGGCTAAGAACATCTCAACCATGGATACTATTATACGCCAACTTGTCGTAATAGCAAGCATTATTTAATATTTTTGTTTAATTTTTTAATTGTAAGACAGTTTAAAAAATTGACCCTCTAGAAAAAGATTATTAAAAGAAGAAAT